ATGAAAAAATTACTGCGTCTTTTTTTCCCGCTCTCGCTGCGGGTACGTTTTCTGTTGGCAACGGCAGCGGTAGTACTGGTGCTTTCGCTTGCCTACGGAATGGTCGCGCTGATCGGTTATAGCGTCAGTTTCGATAAAACTACGTTTCGGCTGTTACGTGGCGAGAGCAATCTGTTCTATACCCTTGCGAAGTGGGAAAACAATAAGTTGCATGTCGAGTTACCCGAAAATATCGACAAGCAAAGCCCCACCATGACGCTAATTTATGATGAGAACGGGCAGCTTTTATGGGCGCAACGTGACGTGCCCTGGCTGATGAAGATGATCCAGCCTGACTGGCTGAAATCGAATGGTTTTCATGAAATTGAAGCGGATGTTAACGATACCAGCCTCTTGCTGAGAGGAGATCATTCGATACAGCAACAGTTGCAGGAAGTGCGGGAAGATGATGACGACGCGGAGATGACCCACTCGGTGGCGGTAAACGTCTACCCGGCAACATCGCGGATGCCAAAATTAACCATTGTGGTGGTGGATACCATTCCGGTGGAGCTAAAAAGTTCCTATATGGTCTGGAGCTGGTTTATCTATGTGCTCTCAGCCAATCTGCTGTTAGTGATCCCGCTGCTGTGGGTCGCCGCCTGGTGGAGTTTACGCCCCATCGAAGCCCTGGCAAAAGAAGTCCGCGAACTGGAAGAACATAACCGCGAATTGCTCAATCCAGCCACAACGCGAGAACTGACCAGTCTGGTACGAAACCTGAACCGATTGTTAAAAAGTGAACGCGAACGTTACGACAAATACCGTACGACGCTCACCGACCTGACCCATAGTCTGAAAACGCCACTGGCGGTGCTGCAAAGTACGCTGCGTTCTCTGCGTAGTGAAAAGATGAGCGTCAGTGATGCTGAGCCGGTAATGCTGGAGCAAATCAGCCGCATTTCACAGCAAATTGGCTACTACCTGCATCGTGCCAGTATGCGCGGCGGGACATTGCTCAGCCGCGAGCTGCATCCGGTCGCCCCACTGCTGGACAATCTCACCTCAGCGCTGAACAAAGTGTATCAACGCAAAGGGGTCAATATCTCTCTCGATATTTCGCCAGAGATCAGCTTTGTCGGTGAGCAGAACGATTTTGTCGAGGTGATGGGCAACGTGCTGGATAATGCCTGTAAATATTGCCTCGAGTTTGTCGAAATTTCTGCAAGGCAAACCGACGAGCATCTCTATATTGTGGTCGAGGATGATGGCCCCGGTATTCCATTAAGCAAGCGAGAGGTCATTTTCGACCGTGGTCAACGGGTTGATACTTTACGCCCTGGGCAAGGTGTAGGGCTGGCGGTAGCCCGCGAAATCACCGAGCAATATGAGGGTAAAATCGTCGCCGGAGAGAGCATGCTGGGCGGTGCGCGGATGGAGGTGATTTTTGGTCGCCAGCATTCTGCGCCGAAAGATGAATAAATATGTCCTTTTATCACTACATCATGTCAAGCCATTGATTCAATTAAACAATTTGCATTGAAAAAGTGCCAAAAATCGCAAATTGACTACACCATTAACTACACCGTTCGGTGCACTGTATGAAACAACGTGGAACAAATAGACACAAGAAATATACAGGCGGGTAATCTTTCCAGGGGGAAGCGCACCAATTCATGAAGGGCGTTAATGTCGATATGGGGATCCCCATAACGGGGCTACCGGATTTTTTTCCGGTTAACCTTTAATCAGGCTGGTGGGTTTTACATACCCTTGATCACCGTAATGATGATCCAGATGTGCACCTTTTCCACCAATGGCGGAAAAGCTCCAACCGTAACGATGATCGCTATGGTTGCCTTGATGGTCTGCGTGGTCATTATGACCATTCAGCCAGTGACCTTAATCAGAATTTTTCGCTAAAAAATGACGTTGGCCGGTCATCCGGAAAGCACAAAATCACGTCGATTTTTAATGAACGGTTAAACCGTCTTTTTGTCACGGTGTGTCACTGGTTGTCACTCTCCGTCACGATTGAGGTGGTGGTCATTCTGCCCGACCGCGCATTTTTGCGCTATCGGGAATATCAAACAGTTACCTCGCCGACTTCCTCAAATTGAGGTTTCCGAAAATATCAGCGGGTTAGCGATTAAGCTGACGAGTAATTAAACTGCGAAAATTTCGTAGCTTGTGACTATCTGAAAGATCGTCGGTTGTTCCGGCCTCAGCCGTTGGCTGTTTCCGAGAATATCAACGGGTTAGCAAAGAGCAATTTTGCACTTTGCTTTAAGTTCAACCAGTTACCGCCAGCTTCCCCCAATGGGGGATTGTGGAATAATCAACGGTTTAGGCCTTAATCATCTGCGTAAACATAAGTAATCATAATGATCATTCAGCCAGCGCAATTTTGCGCTTTGCTTTAATCTCAGTGAGTTACCGCCGCAACCGTTCCGGCTTCTTCCAGTGGTACGTGATTTTCTCCTTCTCCCGATACATCTCCACGCGGCGACGGTATGTCAGCAACTCAAGGACTCTGGTTCGTATGTTGCGCATATCCACGCCGTTAAGCTCAATACCATCACGGCGCATCACCTCAGCAACAACACGCGCATAATTTTCAGCGGTCACGCTGTCCGGTTGCGTGCCCTGTTCGTCATGCTGCTGGCTGATTCCGGTAACGCGGCGGATTAATCGCAGTAGTTCGGCTTCTGTCATTGTGCCCCCATCGTTCTGATAGCCTGGTGTCGTCGGGTCCTTCCTGGAATTATGGCCCGTTACGGGGCGGCGACCTCGCGGTTTTTATCTGTTTATGAAAATTTTCCGGCAAAAGTCAGATCCGTTCTTCTTCTCTGTAACAGACTGTTTAAAAATGAAAATATTAAAAAAAGAAAGGATCTGACACGAGGCATTTTAGCCAGAAAATGTCATTATCAGATCCTTTCTCATTTTTGTTCAATAATTGCGCGTCTGTTACTCGCCTTTCTTCTGTAGCAACTTTTCCGGTACGTTTCCGGTTGTTTCGTTCAGGTAATCAGCCAGTATCTGTGGGAGATTGTCGGCAACTCTGGCACTGGCATTACAGGCTTTAACCACTTCCCTTTTAAGCCCATCCAGCATAGCGGTGGTAATGTGTGGGAAGCTCCTTTGCATAGTAAGCGGGAGGCTGTCCATGATTGAAGAAATCTGACTTGCCAGTTTTGAAAGCGCGTACATGCAAAACTCTGTATCAATCACGTCACCGCGTTCGCGCTCGTTTTTAAGTTCCTGCGCCTCTGCCTGTGCTGTCAGCAATCTGATCCTGACTCGTAGGAGTTCATCATCATCAATCTCGTCCGTTTCGTTTGTAATCTGGCTGATTGCATTGTTAACCCGATTATCTATTACACTGGCGACATCATAAAACGCCTCACGGCCCTTACGCTCGACGGGAATCACTCCCCACTTATCGAACGCAGTGGCGCTTACTCGGCAGCTTTTCGCCATGGTTTTTTTATTCATCAGGTGCGATTTCATCAATACCCCCACTTAATTAATGCTTCAGGTTGGTGTGTTGGTGTTATCTTTCCCTTTTTATTCATAGAGATAGAGCGAACAACAAAACCACCACCACCAACCCGAAAAGGCTCATAAATAGCGAAAAACCGCGAGGTCGCCGCCCCGTAACGGGTCCATATGCCGGAAAGGACCCGTAAAAAAAGCCGGATTTCTCCGGCCTGTCTCAGATGGTTTTCAGTATGCGATCGATGTCGCCGTCATCGCCCGGGGTTCTGCCATCGTTCCCCCTGCTTATCGCGCCAGCGGCTGAACGGATACGCCAGACCCCGCAAAGGCAGCGCATTTTTTCGCGTCAGTGTCGGCGCTCTCAGGCCAGTTTACGGCAGCGATATTAAATATCCCCATCTTGTAACACTGTGCTGATTTCTGCGTCGACGTGTCCACGGGGTACGAAGTCAGATAAACAGCCTTGCCAGATTCCTGACCATCCCACGGCTTAAACTCGCCATTGTCCGCCAGCATCAGCGGGGTAAATTCCTGAATAACGCCAGCATCAGCGGCAAAATGTACCAGCGTCGTGGCGACCTGCTGACTGCCTGCGAATAACTCAATGTATGGAGTGTCCATAGAATCCCCCGTTAACCAATTTTGACGGTAACAAATTTGCGAATATCTGCCGGTACCGGCTGCGGTGCGCTGTGTGTCTGCACGTACTCAATCGCCGGATCGCCGTCCTCAATCCAGTTTTTCGGGTAGTACATGTTTTGCGTTGCGCCCGTTCTGACCGCTTCCTGATCCATAATCGCACCATAGGCCACCAGGCCTTTATTGTTGGTGTTACCCAGGACCAGTAAATCAGGCTCAAGGAAATATTTTTCGGTGCCGTCGCTGTCAGCGTATTTGCCGGAATAGACGATAAGGGCAATATCGCCCAGATAGCCTTTAAAGCTCACCACTTCGCCCAGGTTTTTACAGGCCAGTTCTGCGGCGGATTCTGAACCACGGGAAAGATCGTACAGCTCACGGAATTTTTTAAAGCTGCGTAACGTGCGCCATACCTCAGCGCCCATAATCATGACGTTTGCGGGGCAACCAGCCTGATCAGCATAAAGCTCGATGTCATAGATTGGGTCGTGCATCTCTTTATCCTGCTCGGACCATTTTTTACCCTTGGCCTGCTCTATGATGCAGTTTTCCGGTATTTTCCAGTCTATTTCATAGCGTTCTATGCCTTCGCCCTCAATAATGTTTTTTCCGGTCGTTATCGCATTCACCGCCAGCCATTCCACGCGCGCTTTAATGGCGTTTACCTGGCGGCGCATGTTGCCAGTAATCAGGCGCATACGTCGGTAGGTAGGGTCGTTAAGCTGTGCCGGATCTTCTCCAGCCATGCGCATGATGGTTTTTGTTGGATCGATTTCGTGCTTTGGCTTCATGTAGCCAGGTTTAATCGTGCTGGTTTCGTACCCTTTATCGCGCTGTACCTGACTACCCACCATAGGCGAACAAAACGCAGACATGGTGACTTCTTCGGTATCCAGGTTATCCAGCATGATGTTTTGCGTGTTGAATGTCGCTACTTTCGGGAAAAACAGCGTGGTAAACAGCGGACTGAATTTAAATTCCGCAATATCCCCGCGATTCAGGTACGCAAAAAGCTGGTTAGTGTTAAGTGCCGTTGCTTTGCCTGCCATTATTCACCCCCATAATTTTTATGCATCCCAAGCGCCGCAAGTAAATAAGAGCGCACAAGTGAACCTATCGACGGCTCCGGCGTCATCAGCGGATCCAGTCCAGCCGCTACGCCAGCCTCATAGTTTTTTTTGTGGCGCTGCTTGAGCACCTCCACGATTTCGGGGCTTATGTACACCGAAACACCGCCTTTTTTCTCTTCTGCCATAGTCAGAAATTCCTCTTTGACTTAAAAAATCACAACTGGATGTTCATCCAGTTATGATTATAATCATGATTGCATTTTGCGCAATAAAATTGAGTTGTGTTGCAAATTATGAAATGATTTACAGCAACAGTAGTCACCATGCTGTTAACCTCGTAAGCAAAAGCCCGATAAGCTTCCTCCTGTACTTATCGGGCTTTTTTTGGGTACAAAAAGCCGGATTTTCTCCGGCCTGTGCGTTCAGAACGGAATATCATCACCGTAGGGGTCATCGTCTCCCGCTGGTGGCTGATTACCCTGTGCGCCTGTGGTTTTGCGTCTGTTCCCGCCAGGACGTGCCGCACGGGCACTGATTACGCTGTCTGCAATAACCTGATAACCCTGCCGCGTTTCCCCGTTCTGTCCGGTCCACTGGCTTATCTGCATCACGCCAGATATGCTGGCAACGTCGCCTTTTTGATGTTTAGCCAGGAAGTCGGCCTGCTTACCAAATGCCATCACCGATAGCCATAACGTAGCCGTTCCGTCATCTGCCTGGCTGCACGGAAGGGGGACCGCCATACGCGCCAGCGTCATCGGTGTGCCCTTGCTGGTCTGTTTTACCTGCGGGTCGTCCACCAGCCGCCCGTAAGCGGCTATCTGTGCCGTCATAATTCCACCTCTCCGGTTTTAACGTTGATGGTTGTTACCTGTTCCGCTTCGGCAATCTCCCGTTCTGTCAGCGTGGCAAAGTTTGCCGCCGCCGTGGTCATGAATGCGCTTATCAGGTCGGGATGTTCCTTCGCGTATCCTTCCCGCGTGTGGCGGTCTATCGTTCTGATTGCCACCTTTAAGGTGTGCTCAGTCATGTCTAACGCTTTATATTTTGGCTCTGTTCTGTCTCTGCGAATTTTGGTCATTTGTCGCCCCTGATTCATGTTTTCGGCTGGCATGTTTGTTAAGTGATTTTGATGTATGCGCATTTATTTTCACCCCCTCGTTTAAAAAGTTTTTAGTTGTGCCTCCCCCCCTCTACCCATCTACCCGAATGCTCATCATGTCAGTAATGGCGCGGCTTTCAGCGGGTAGATAGCTTTTGGTGCTCCTCTACCTGCCGTCTACCCTGCCATCTGAAACTGATAAAATCAGGTAGAAGAGGTAGAGAGCTTTTATTAGCCTTCTACCTAGCCCTCTACCCACTTATCATGTTGAATAATATGCGTTTATTTCATTCAGGTAGATGGGGTAGAGGGCTTTTACAAAAAATTATAAAAACGCGTCGCAATCGTCTGTTGTAATTGCGTTGGTCTGCGTTACTCCCTTAACTTTTCGCGTAATATATTCATGCCCGTAAACTTTCGCCGCTGGCTTCATGGCCTTGCTGAACTCAGCCACGTTTAGCGGTTTGCTCCTGCCTGCGTATGCCATAAACGCCAGATAGACGCGGTAAAGGCTGTTCCTGGTCGTGTACTTCACTGAATCGCCACCGCCGCCCATCATCAGGCCGCGTGCTTCCTCCAGAAAATTCAGGAACTGGCAAAACTCAATAACCGGATCCGTCTGTTGCTTTATTGCCAGAGCTTCATCACCGTCACGCTGTTCCAGTAGTAAAGCCCGTGCCTTCTCAGGGTCGGTAAAGTTCGCCAGCAATCGGCGGATAATGACAGGGATTTCAGCCGCAATCTTTTCCGGTAGCTCCCTGTCTTTTTCGGCCTCACTGACGATATTGTCGAAACGGAAAATTACGCGACGACGTGACACACCTCCGGCCCGTTCGGTGAATATCATCGGGTTATTGTTGGTAGCCAGCACCACCGCCCTGATTACCGCCGTAAAACGCTTCTCATATTTCGGGTTAATTTCCACGGGGTCGCCGCCCGTGATTTTCTTGATGCCCGTTCCTTCGCCTGTATATTTCGGCTGGTCAGCTAGGACGATAAGACGACTCCCGACAACCTGCGCACGTCCACCAGCATCATCAAGCGATGTCATTTCAGCGCTTACCGTGTTCTGTTTCCCTGCCAGAAGGCTGGCTATGTGTGTGAATGTACTTTTACCGCTCCCGCCGTCTCCGGTGGCCTCAATAAACATCTGCCAGTCGTACCGGTTCGCCATAATCATGTACAGCGCGGCACATATACGCATCATCTTGCGCGGGTCTTTTCCGGCTGCGTGCTCAAGCCATTTATGAAAGTTTGGCGCGTTGTCGCGGATATTCTCCCCTGGTGCTGGTGGCGTGTACTCAATGCCGTTGTGCGTGGTGATCCAGTTCTCCGGCGTGTGCGGGGAAAATTCCCCCGTTTTCAGGTCAAGCGCACCATTGGCGAACGGCAGCAAATCGCCGGACGGCTCGCCCATTGGTTCGGCAATAACTTTTAACGCTTCCACGGCGTTATTGATTACGCGCTTGCTGAAAGTGGCCCTGTGCTCTGAATAGATCGCCACCATTTCGCGGCTAAGTTCCATTGTGCTGACCGGACACCATACCCCGCCGCGCCATACGTGAACAATTTCACTTTCAGGATGTACGCAAACGCCATCAAAGCGATCGGCAAGCAGCTGCGCGCGCTCACTGTCCGCCATCTGCGAAAGTTGCGCCTTTTGCTTTACCGGAAGCTCAATGACCAGACCATCAGAAAGATTCTGGCGTTCACGGGCCAGGTATTCGCGCCAGTTCTGCACCTCCTTGCCGTGCATACCCTCAGGATAAAAATTTGCATCCTGTACACCAGCCGCCGCCAGCTTTTGACCAATCGCCTTTATCATTACTGGTGCAAGATATCCGGCCCTGAATATGCGCACGGATTTTCTGCCTTCCGGCACAATTTGCAGCTTATCCAGTTCTGATAACTGCTGCTCCCCAAGCCACACAGGAGGCTCATTATCTCCGGCCATACGCGCGTCATGTTCCTGCCATTGTTTTGCGTGTGACCAGGCATCACTACCCGCAAAAATAATGACTTCTGTTTCTTTGTGTTTTATGCCGCGTGACTGCTGTTTTACGTTCGGTGCCAGTTTCATTTTTTACCCCTGAATACGTTAAGCATCTTTTTTATTTCCTGAATATTGGCGCGTGCTTTCTCCCTGCTGGTGGGCTTGCTGCGTTGCGCTGCCTGCACCAGAGAAAAATCACGGTCGAACTGATAAACGGGCATCACGCAATCATATTCGTAACCTTCACGGCGGTAAGTTACGCGCCGTTCCTCCACGCCCTTAATCATTACCGTGCCGCCGTACTGGTCGCGGTAAATATCACCGCGCATGAATTTAGTGCGAGTTTTGCCACTGGCAGTTAAGCCAGAATATTTAAGTTTCATTATTTTTATTCTCCGGTGTGGGGCGCGTTATTATTTTCGTGAATTGCCATTGCCTTATCCAGTTCATCAATAACAGGCGATAGTAATGTCTGAATGGCTGCAAACATTAAGGCACCTGATTCCTTACCACCTTCCGGCACTTCAATTAATTTAATTAACAACGCATTCATTTCGCGCGCTTTAATTAATGCGTTTTCAGAGTGGATTAATACTTCAAAAGGGATTTTATTCATGGCGTACCCTCTGAATATCTGCGGTAAGAATTTTACCTGCCTCATTCAGTGCCATATCAGCACTAAGTTGCATAACCGCCAGCGAATGAGGGACGAAAGCCCCGGCATATTCTGTTTCGCTGGTGGCGTGCTTATGTGCCCTGTCCGCGATAACAGAAATATCAATCAGCGCGTGCATCAGCGTTTTGATGGCTTCGGCGGCTGCGTCCGGTGTGGTTTTATTGTGCATAAAGCATCCCCTGAATATTCGTGTTAATCATTCCGGCACGTTTTGTGATTTCCTGTAATGATTCCCTTGTGGCGACAATTGCTTCATCTGGTAAGTGGTAATTACACACCACGCGACCTTTATCCACATTGACCAGTAGCTGCCCTGTGAATTTCTCACGAAACTGAATGCGGTTAAGGTCAGTAAGTGACAGATTAATCATGGCGCACCTCCTGACGAATACGGGCGGCAAATACAGCAACACAACCGGACGGGCAACGGTTACGCGCTTCGCGTTCCGTCCAGGCGGTTACGTGGATGATTTGAGATTCTCCGGCACTCAGTGCCAGAAAACGCCACACAAAGGCCGTTTGTGTGTGTACAAGGTGTGGTATATGATTTACGGCAACCATAACGGCTCCTAGTTTACGTTGTTGGTTAGACGCCCCGTATGTGTTCCCAGCACTGCGGGGCGTTGATTTTTGTGTAATGGCAAGTACAATGGTAATTACCATGTAGGTATAGTAATAAAGGGTAATTACCATGTCAACACCATTAGAAAAACGTTCGCCTCCATACCAAATGCGATTACCGGAAGACTTCAGAGCGCAGCTAGAAGAAGCAGCTAAGGCCGATGGCGACACATCTTTAGCCACTTGGATTAAACGCGTTCTCCGCAAAGAATTACAGCAACGCGGCATAGAACCCAAAGGATAAAAACTATCAGCGCCGTGGTGTGAGGTATTACGGCGCATTGCTATGCAGGACAACACAATGACCGATAAAGAATTGACCAAAACATTATCACCGGCACGGAAAAGACGGCGCAGAAAGATAGAGCATGAATCAGAAAGATTCGCGCCATGTGCTTTTGCCCTTGAGCAATTCCTTAAAGAGTACAGGGAAACGCGCCCATTGCAGGTATGGCAACGAACTGAACCAGACTGATAGCATTGCCCACCAGCCTGATAGCGGCTATCATCCCCGTGCTTATGTTTGGGATCATATACACATAAGGCGCAGCGGGTTATCTGTTCAGAAAGGCGGCTCCATTTCGGGGCCGCTTTTTTTATGCCTGAAAAACCCCAATTTTGTGGTTTTCCAGTCTCACCAGGGCGAACGAATCCCCGCCCACGTTCTGGCGTATATTCAATCTTCATGGTTATAGCTCTGTGTTCAGATGATTGATGTGTGGCGGCTGTGTGCCGCCAGCGTGATTAATGAACTGCCTTGCAGCTATCCTTCCAGGCCAGAACCTCGGATAAAGACCAGCCAACGGAACGACCGCCAAGTTTACGACGTGATGGGAATTGTCCGGCCTTTTCCAGGCGGTAGCGACACGTACGGCTAAGGCCGGTTAGTTTTTCGCATTCTTTTTCACGTATAAACCGATCAGTGCTTAACACTATTGCCCCCTTTCGTTTCTTAAAGAGTCATCAGGTGTCTTATTGTGTCGTATTGTTCCCGCTAGAGTGATGAATGGCAAATACTGAGGATGTATGATTTACAGAAAATGAAAAAGTAAGAATAAAATCTTTTAAATTCATGTTAATACAAAGGCATAAAATATTGTTCCATGCCTTTTTTCTCGCTCTTTAAAGAGTGATTCGCTAGTGTATAAAAAACCAGCAACACATTAAAAATCAGCTACTTATAAATCCGTACGCTTTTTCGCCTCTTGTTCGTAGTTGTTCCACATTGTTGCTCATTGTTGCACGTTGTATCTGTTCGCATATCCAGTATGCGCATACTGAAAAAACACGAAAAAAATTATTTTCTTCTGGCTACTGGTAGCGTGGTTACGTTTTCATGTGTTCCCGCCAGTATCCCTAACCGCTCCGTCCACATATCCAGCGCATTGCGTTTCGCATCCAGATAACGGGAATGATTATAAACTCGCTGCATTCCTGGCATCTGGTGGCCTGTAAGCTGCTCCACGACATGCGGATCAACGCCTAAATCGTTCAGCATGGTTGTAAAGGTGCGCCGGATGTCATGCAGTGACCAGTGAGGGTGATTAAGCCTCCTGTGCGCTAATCTTCCATACTGCGATACGCTGGCCTCCTGTTTCACTTCCCCCAGCAATAAGCCCGTGTGCCTGTTCTGCTCCACCAGCTGCGTGATGAACGGCAGTATTGCTTCCGGTATAGGCCGGAATATGGCTACCTTCGTTTTGCTGTGCTCCTTCGGAACGGTCCAGAGCATTTCGGTAAAATCCCACTCGCTGATCTCCGATAACCTCAGTTCTACCGTCCGGCATCCGAACACAATCAGGAGGCGGATTAACGCGATGTAGTAGGGGGAGAATATTTTTTTGTCCAGTGCCTGCAATAATTCGCCCAGTTCTTTGGTGCTTAAGACACGCTCGCTTATATCCGGTTTTTTCCCAACGTCCGCCACACTCATATCATCAAGAACGTTGCTGATTGCATAGCGCCGCCTCCGGCAGAACTTAAGCGCCTGTTTGCACGTCTGTAGCAAGAATCCGGCAGTAACAGGCGTTCGCTTTGCCACCTGGTCAAAACAGGCCAGCCAGTGCCGTAGCTCGCATTTATCCAGCGGCATAGCACCAATGTGCTGTATTACGTGATTATTAAGGCGCTTTTTCAGGGCGGCATAATCCACGCGGTTTTCCTTTGCGTACGACTCAAGCCAGTAGGTGAGCGCATCGCCAACCGTTACCGGCTTTAACGCTTCCTGTACGGTGTAATTAAGCTCATGACGTGGATTTTTCCCCTCTGCCAGCCATGCGCGACACTGGGCGGCTTTTTCCCTGGCTGATTTCAGGCTCAGATCAGGATAATTTCCCAGCTTAATGCGTTCCGGTGGTGCCCCCCTTCCCGTTCCGGCCCTGTAAGTGAAATACCAGGTTAAAAGGCCACTGGTTGAATGCCTGACGCTCAGGTTTCCACCGTCATTAAGAAAGGCTGTTTTTTGGGCGGGTGTGCCGTTGATTTTCCTCAGCTGTGTATCGCTCAGTTTGTTAAGTGCTCTGCTCAT